GGATACAATCTTTTTACTTCTGAAAGACTTAAATTTTTAACTTCTCCTACATAATATATATCTTCAAAATTAGGATCTTCTGTATAGGAATACACTACTGAGGCGGGATCTACATAATCTACTGTTATGCCTTCTGAAAAATTAAAACTAGTTTTAGATACGCCAATACCCAATACAGCCAAATCGTAAGCTATACGTCTTTGTATATCATCATATTTATTATAAGAAAAAACATTTTTAATTATTTCTTCTTCAGCAATTTCAACGCTTTGCTTATAATTTAATTGTAAATATAAATCAAGTTCTTCTTGAGAAGATGGTAAGCTTCCTGGATCGGCAGATGCATAAAAGTTTCCTCCAGTCAATTCGTTTAGCCGTTCTATTTGTTCTTTATTAATTATATCGCGTATTGCATTAAAAGCAAATTGAGTTCTTTCTTTAAGAGCGAATGGGTCAGTAGCAAATGATTTTATCTCATAACCTTTATCAGTCATGCCATTAACTACAATGTCTACAAACTTAGGTATTACTGGTACAATTTTCCAATCTAAATTTAAATAAGATAAATCACCATTAATAGATAATTCATCTTTATATTTTTGTATTGGCTGTTCGCCTCTTGCATATAGTCTTAATCTATGATAATTTTGAAAGTTCTGTAAATACCTTTCGCCTCCAATATCTTGCCGAAACCACTCATTTTCTATAGCTTGAGCAACTTGTAGCCCATAGTCATAACTATTCTTTACTGAATCAGGTACTACCTGATCTGGAAATGAACTGTTATAATTAGTATTAATCATTTATCTAAATTATTTTTGATGTAGAACCATCGTTATTGTATCTTTTTATTCCTAAGTTCATTGGTTTAAAAACTTTTTTAGCTACTGGAGCATATTTATTTTTATTACAAGCCATTATAGCAAGCCCGGAACTTATAGAAGCATCGTGCTTTGTTCTGTTATTAAGATTAAATTTTGACCAATCATTTAATGTTCTTGTAAAATACAAATCTCCGTGAGTTTCTCCATTAAATCCAACGTGAGAATCAATGTAAGATTCTATAGCAGCCGCGTGAGCTTGTTTCATGTCTTCACTCGAGTTAGGCACTCCACCTATTTCTCTTTCTGTAACTGATAGTTTATTATAAACTTTATCAGGTCTGTTCATAGAGTAACCCCTATAACCTCTTCGTTTTAAATAATATAATAATCTAGGCTTATTGTTTTCTGCAAGTATTGGCATTCCATAAAATACTAAAGCCATTAATACATCTTCAAAAAATATTTCAGCATTATCAGGTCGTGATATATATTCTAAAAAAAAATGGTTTGGTGGTATGTCTTCCATCGTAAATTTAGTAAGCCCGTGAAGAGACCCTTTGGATCCTCTGCCGTCTACTGTACCAGATATATCATAACTATCACATCCAAACGCGCCACAATGCTCATTAGCCGGGTATCTTAAGTTACCTTTTGAAATAGATCTGTTTTGCATATTATGTGGTGGTATCCACGAAATAAAAAATCTACCATTATTATTAGGTGCAAACTCTACTAATGAATCTTTTACACCACCTTGCCATTGAAAATTACCCTGTGTAATAAGGCCGGTATATTTCATTTCCTCTACATAATCTATTTGCTCGTATATTTTAGTCAGATTAAATAAGGATTGTTTTGTTTCATCGCGAAACGCGTGTTGCGTCGTTCTCGGGAATTGTCTATAAAATTCATTTAAAGCATCTTGATCTTTTTTTAAACCGTCAACTTCATTTATCCAATAATCAATTACACCTGTATCTATTTCAGTTCCGTCAATACTTTTGACTGGTTTTTCTGGTGTATCGAATACAGGTATTCCATGCATATCAATGAATCCCTCGTAATTCCACTCCATAGGTATGAACAAAGAATATAATCCTGAGCTAGTCTGTCCGTTGCGGTTTCTTTTAGTAACGTCTGATCCTTCATATAATTTTTTAAAATTATTACCTCCTTTATCTAAAGCGTTAGAGGTAGAACCCATCATACATTTGCCGACTATTCTACTACCTAGCCTTAATGTTGTTTTGGTTACTCTCCAGTTATTAATTATATTATCTGGCCTTTCCCATTTACCAGATTCATCATGAACTAAAAGCTTTAACTTTTCTCCGTCATAAGAGTTATCGCCTGTGTTTTTCCAGTCGATTGTAGTGTCAAGCCCATCAATTTCAGATAATTGTTCGCCTATTTCTATCTTGCGCCGAGTAAGTTTGGAGGCGGGCACTCGGTAAGCAAGCTCTGTTTTGGGGCGATCCATACCGTCTTGAACGGGCTTGAAGAAGAAAGGGTAGTTAATTGATATTGGAACAACTTTATCGGTAAACATTTTTTTGGCATCAGCCCCAGTTTTTGATAAAATTCCAAATCTTGCGTCGCTTGACATTGTTGCCTGGTTAACAGTTTCGTTCGATGCCATGAAGCTAAACCCAGACCGTCTGTTTTTGAGATAGCATATTCCATAGCATCTGGTATCTGCTTTGCACGCTTCCCAGAAAATATAGAATAACCTATTTGATTCTCTAAAGTCGGCGGCCCCAACGTCAATCTTAGTCCACTGCAAGTACATGTAATGAGACCCAGTAATATAAGTTTCAACGCCATTATTGTAGAACGCAAAACCCTCTTCTCTATATTTAAATTCATTATCTATATAATCGTACCATTGTTCTTTAAAATTATCAGGATAATTATTCCAATCAAATACACTTTTAATTTTTTGTAATTCTTTGGGATAATTAAACTTTTGCCAATATTGTTCTTGTTTCTTATTGGATCTTTTAAAGCATCTATTAATTAATGGTAAACCAATTTTTAAGCCTTGAATATTGTATATTTCTCCAATTTCACCTGATTTACTTATTACAACTAAATCATGTTCTTTGTTATATCCGTATTCCCAACTCTTTTGTTTATTTTTTTTCTTTAATATATTGGGCTTTACATAATCAGGTATTACTGAATATAATGTTTGCTTATATATCATTTAGATCTTTTTTCAGCAAAGCCTCCGAATGTTTTTTGATTAGTAGATTTATCTTCTAATAACTTTTCTTCGGTTTCAATTCTTGTTAATATTTCAAACGCATCAAATATTGCTAACTTTTTTGTGGCTGCTGCATTTTTAAGTCTATCCGCTGATATGTCATCTTCTGAATCTACAATAGCTTCTTTAGCTACCTTGATTAACTCTTCAACTGCTTTTTGCCCAGCTTGGATTATACTCAGCTTGGTTTTTTTTACGTTCATATTTAATAACAATATCATTAGATTTCATACAATATAATCGCTCGTCATCAATTATAAACTCCCACTCGCTATTTGGAGTAAAACCCACGAGGTCGCCAGGGGTTATTTCGAGCGCGTTTAACGAGCTATTGCCATACTTTAGTATACCAATATACTTTTGCTCTTTTTCTAAGCTTGTAGGGTCATTATTTATAAGAGGCTTAACAAAGCATCTATCCATAAATGAATGCCACTTATTACTTTTTTTGTAAAGATACACCTGATCGGGCTGACAAAAATAAAGATTGTTTTTAAAATATTTACTGCTATTTTTTTCTTTACCTTTTATATCATAATATCTTCTAAAAACATTATGATGAATTACAATTTCGTCACCTTCTTTTATAACGGTATTATAAGCCTTTGGTGTAGATATAACTTTAGCAAGTTTATTTATAAACTTAAATGATTCTATATTGCAATTTAATATTAAATCTTTATTATTTACCTTAGTTGTATTATTGTATCTTTCTCCAATAGGCTCAACGATAAAATCGTAGATGCTATTCATATTCTAAATTATATTCAACAGAAATAGCCATGTTAGAATTAAACTTCTTCCACGGCAATACTTCATTATTTTTTTTAATAAAAATATTATAAGAACTATCAGTATCTTCAAATATGATATAAGCTATTTTGTGTCCTCCATATACCTCTTGGCCTACCGAGTAATGCATAGCATCATTTTTATAATCAGAACCAATGCTGATCTTTCTTATAACACTACCCATCTTATTCTTCTTCTTGCTTTTCTATTTCTTTGTAAACACCCGTTTCCAAATCAATACTAATTGCTCCATATTCTTTTTCAAGGTCTTTTTTATAAGCTTCCATATCTTGCTCAAGTCCAGCGTATTCATGTAATAAAACGTGTTTTTGATTTTCAACAAGCCCAATGTCACGTAATTTGTTGTTCATTGTTACTTGTTGCTCTTTAATTTTAGCTAATTGCTCCTCTGTTACTTTGTTTTTTACTTCTTTTTTCATTTGATTTAATTTAATTGATTATAAAATATTTTTACCTTAATACTAATAGATTTGTTGCCGTTGTAGCAGCGTCAGTTACATAAATTTTTCTTGCCAATATTGGTACAAAAGTATGGGCTCCTAAGTTTTGTATAACTACAAAATCTCCAGGCTGATTAGCAGAAAGCTCTACTTTTAAATTATAATTAGAATTACCATTTGCTGAACCGTAAACCGCAAAAGCTTCGTTGTCAGGGGCTGTAAAATTACCATCCGTATCTAAAGGAGTTGTAAAGTCTCCAGCAACTGTTGTAACTGTAATATTACCTGTTACAGTGGTTAGCCCAAATGCAGCATTCAAAGTTACTGCATCAAAAATT